AAGTGATAGTTAATACCGCCGGCGCCAAAAGGCCACATATTAATCTTTTTAAATCCTTCGTTAAGTTTCCATTTTATAAAGTCGGGCAAATAATATATATTAAGAGCTTGCACTGCACATGCAACTGTAACTTCTACGTTATTACTTGTTTCGTTATCTAATATATGAAAGACTTCACTTGTTCTACTCCATACACTTGGATAACGTATATAGTCATTCATTTCGTGTATACTGTCTACTGAATAATGGAATCGTACTAGTTTAAATTCTTTCCATAAATCAAATAGATCATCGCGCCATTCAACTCCATTGGAGTTGTAACGCAATTCTAAGTCTTTTGCGTAACCCATCTTAATTGCATATTCAAGTATTTCATAATGCTCTTCAATGATAAGACTTTCGCCGCCAGCAAAGTATATTTGCTGCATACTAGGCATTTGCTCATAGAACTGTTTCCAGAATGTAGGATTCTGTTTGTGCCAATTATAACTGCTGCCATTAGTACTGCCTTTATCCTGCCACTGCATTGTTTCTTTAAGTGACTCGTTTTCTACTGCTGGAAAAATTGCTTTGTAGTCTTTAATCCAACCACTACTATCATGCGGACTACACATAACACACGCAAGTTGACATTTAGTGCCAAACCGTAGGTCAATATATGCAAGTTGCGGAGGTACACTTCCATCTTCGTTTGTATCTGCAATTAATTTGTCAACATCAACACGTTGACTCCAATATGCCGTTTCCCACATACGTTTTGAATTATGTCCTGCGGCTTCTTCTTTAAAGCATTTAATACAACTAGGAGGTATTTCACCGTTAAGCATTTGTTTACGTACATTCTTCATGTATGTACTATTCCATGCTGTTTCAAAATCGCTTACATTTAAATTGTTCGGCTTACCATCATCTGTTTTAAGAATACCAACTTGACCGCCGTGTTCTTTATCATTAGTAGCTCCAACACTGCTAGCATTTGCAGTACAACACACTCTCATACTGCCGTCTGGACGGGTGCTAAGATGGACCCACGGAAGAAGGCAAAATGTTTTACTTGGTAATTTTTTCTCTGTCATACTATTACTTATTCCTGTTATTTTGTATGGGTAACTAGTCTGGTACTTATGATACTAATACTGTGTCATCTCGCCACGAGTTATCTACATAATTTAAAATAATGCTAGAGCGCCGTGCCTTTAGCGGCGATAAACTATGATACTCAGTGCCAGTATTTAAAAAAAACCAACCGTTATTTTCAATAGCATCATATGTTTGGCCGTTGTGCATTGTGCTACGTTCTATATTAGACAAATAAAATTGTAGTGTAAATTTCTTTGCAGGATCATCAACATGTTCTTCTAACCAACTGCCTTCTAAATCATTACACAATTCAATGCGGGTTCGCATTTTAGTAAAATCTGTATTAACATATTTGCCGAAATGATCTTTTATTTCTAGCGTGTCAAACGCAGATGCTAAATTAGAAAGATATTCGTTGTTGGACTGATGTAGCCAAATTCTTTTAACTGCGTCAGTTCGTTTACCATTAATAAAGTTATAGGCATAAGAAGGAACTACAGTTTTTAATTGGTCAAAAAACAACTGTTCTATTATATTTTGAAAGTAATAAACAGAATATTTACCGTTGCCTTTAGTAGGTACAAAATTAGTATTAATCATAATATAATTTCTTTCTTTTTAATGTATTGTATAAATTGCAATCTGTCAAAGTTATGTTATTGTTAGCATAATCATTTATAATCTTAATCTTTTTTGTTTTACATGTCTTTGTATAAACCATAGGGTCAATATGAAAAAATAATTCCCAAAAATCTAAATCTTCATCAAGCAATGAATCGTCTAGTATCTCAATAGATATTTTTTGTTTACGAGTTGTTGTAAAGTTAAAAGGATATAACTGTTTTCGAAATAATTTTGTGTTAGTAGTTGAATTAACAATTTCTAATCCGTGTTCTAGAAAATAACTAGGGACATTAAAATCGGTGCGCAGTTTACTAGTTTCATACCAATTATCATAGCCGTTAGAATCTCTACGTTTAGATTCGCCGTGCCATGAAATTTCCAATCGATCTTTTTGATCTTGTTTTGGAACAAGTTTAATACTTATGTTTTTGCCGTATATATCATATATATCTTGCAGGGAGGATACACGCCTTAATCCAGGAATATATAGTGTAGTCTGACACAATATTGGAATATATTCTAAATTTAAATATCTTGCACAAATTAATCTTTTATTTCCAGGATGTATATTATCATCTCCATATAGATTTAAAGGAGCAACTATTCCTTTTTGGTCCATACTTGTAATTAAAAAATTTGAAAGTTTAGACATACCGCGTATTACACCATTGCTATAACCTTGATGGCGAATCATTTTATAATCTAAATTAATATAAAGATGTCTAATATTATAATCAGGCAAATAATGTTCAGCTGCTCCCGGAATATGGTTTAATCTAGTCAATGGATATTTAGGAAAATAATAAAAATAATTATCTTCTAAAAACTGATCAATATTTTCTGGAAGCCTAGGAGCGTCTGATAAATTTTGAACTAATTTAGATAATTTTTTCATTTAAATTGCTCCGCAAAGGGATCAAACTCAATTCCGCATTTTTGCGCACATACACCAAGTTTGCCTTCTTTGACGCTGGGCTTACTCCAACTATGTTCTATATCATTAAGTAAGTTTCCATTACATACACGGCCTCCCATAACATCTTCGATATCATTTTCAATGATGTTAATACCTTTGGTGCCACCTGCTCTATCAATATGATCCCAAATCTGTTCTACTTTAGGATCCTTGTGCCACCACTTGTACATACGTCCAGCAGTCCAACAGCAAGGCATTAGTAGTCCTTCTGCTGTTACAAATATACTGCCTTGCTCTGCAACTTTACATTTAATTTGCACTCTATCAAAATAGTTTTTCATGCCGCCGTATGATTTTTCTATCTCTGTTTGTTTTTGTAGGGCTAAGTTTACATTTTCTGTTTTTTTAGGTTTAGCAAGCACAGCAGTCTGTTCACCTTTGCGATTTACACCTTGGTGCTGTTGTTTAGGAGTTGCTTTTGCAGTAACAAATCTCCCAGTTTTCTTTTTAATAAACTTTTCAAATCCCCAAGTATTTGCAAGTGCTTCTGCTTCTTCAACTTGGTGTTCATTGTGTTCAAATATTAAAAAGTCCCAACGTCCTCTGCCGCCGGCGCCTGTAAATGCTTTCATCGAACGTTCTACGTTATCCCAAACAACGTTTTGCCTATATATATGATTAGTATCGGCAAGCCCGTCCACGCTGAAAATAACAGCACCCATTCTGCCAAATACTTTAGCAAGTTCGCGCCACCATTCTTCATTTTTTGCTCCTGCATTTGTATTCATGCTTAACCACATCTCACTGTTGTGTTGTCTAAAATACTTGAATATTTCTAAGGTATCTCGTGCAACAATAGGATCGCCTAGGTTGCCGCACATATACATAGTTTTAAGTTGTGCAATAAAATCTGGTTTAAAGATACGTTTACAGTCTTCTAAACTTAATTCAGCATTAGTAATATGAGGATTATCGGCGCCGCCATTCATGTTACGGTCACACATAGTACACGCTGCTTGACATTTCTGTGTTACTTCTAGGTGCACTTCTTTGATATCTTCGTATCTATACATAGTTTATATACTCCTCGATATCTGGTTTTGGTTTAGCATCGCCGCCTGGTATCGGTACTAGTTTATTATAGTAAGGACACAAATACGTTTGTTCGTTGTTTCGGTAGCCAATACCAATAGACAACTGTGGAACATACCCTATCACATCTTTAATAAGTTCAGGATAATTTATACACCTTGACATGCCAGTATCCAGCCCATTTGCCGACGCACTATAAATTATATTGCTTGTTGCAATGCCTAGATCCATATAAAAATCTTCTACTCTATAATCTGACTTAGTTAATGCGTCATCTCTTGTTCTAAAAAATAATAGCCAAGGAGCTAATACTTGAGGATTATGCCTAGCCGTATCGGTTGTATCTGCTGCATGGGCTCGATAAATCTTATTACAGTTATCTTCATTGTCATTTCGATAAACATCTATATGATATCGTACACCTTTTTGCTTGCTGGGAGAATAGTCGTGCAAATCATGCAAAACAGAAGATATTACATCTTTGCTCGGTACTTCATTGGTCCAGTTGTATGTATTAATACGCAATGATGCATTTTTGCGCCAAGTATTAGGTTCCTCTATTGCGCCGTTTTTAATTATATTAACAATAATGTTCTTTAAAGAATCTATCGTAGAAATAGTGTCGTTTGAAATTAATAATGTTTCTTTTAGGAATTGTATCATATAATTATAAACAGACACTTCAACCTGATAAGTTGTTATTTGTCTAACATTCCTAATCCAAAATTTGTTGCCTATATAAATTGTATTCGAAGTTGTATTATTACTAACATCATGTATAAATGCATCTAATATGTAACCAAGGTCCCGTTGACATTTATAATATTCTACAGTTCTAGTTGGATAGTTTTCCTTCATGTACCGTATACATGCTTCTATAATTATTTTTTTTTGGTTTACAATAATATTTAAATCACTAATCATTGCTTATTCCTTTATTAGTTTTATTTCTTTGCCGGGTCCAGTTTTACTAGGTAAATCACCGTATTGTTCTATATACCATTCAATAACTGCTTTATACCAATTATGACTGTTATGGTGTGCAAGTTTATTAAATTGCCAGATGTTATTATTTGTAGCTTCGATAGTACTTAGCGCACGGGCGCTTTCTGTTTGCATTTCTCTTAAACTTAATTTATCTAAATTCATGGACGTCCTATAAGCATTACTCGCTTATACCCCTTTAACTGTAATTCACCTTCGTATAATATTTCTTGCATAGGAAATATTTTTTTCATATGATCAACACTATGTACACAATTAATATGTTCTTCCAACTTAAAGAAATTATTGCTTTGTATCGCTACAATAGGAACTTCCTTCCAAGGTTTAAATCTTATTTGATTAAACCATTCAGTTGTCATGTGTTCAGCACTTGTATTAATAATAAGATTAGGCAAGAATTGTTCAGTATATACTTCTTTTGTTTTAAAATTTTCCACGTTCCATTCATAACCTGTACTATGTAAAGTTAGATCATTAATATCTGCTTGTACTGATTTAACTTTATGGTTTTGTAGTCTACGTAAGTTAAAATTGTAGTCGCTTTCATAGCATGCATCTACGTCAATCTCAACATTACGTAGTTTGCTAAATGTAATTTTGTCAACTTCGTCGCCTAGTAGTTCTACTAGTTGTCCGTACCATCCGGCAAGTAGTGCAATTTTATCATAATGACCGTTTATGTTTGCAAGTTCGTCTACTAACCAAATCTTGCTTTTAATTTGACTACGACTAAGTGCATCAGATAAAATGTTTATATCGTTACCTTCTTTAACAAAATCTCTAATATATCTAAAATATCTAGTATTTTCTCCTTCGTAATTATTAAGAAGAAAATCAATAATTCCTTGTTCAACATCATCTGAATAAAGGATATCTAATATTTTTTTTACAAATACTTCAGTATTAACTTCACCTTTGTATTTACAATACTCTTGTAACCCGTGTAAAAATTCTTTATTAGTTTGTTTCATTGAATTTCTCCTTTAACCAATCAAAGTCGTTGATCTTTTTAAGTGCTTCAGTGTTGCCAATGTTTGCTCTTCCGTAAGCAGTGCCTGCTGTTGCGCCTCTAATAGCATACTCTCCATAAGGACGGCCTTCGCCTACTGTCTGCCAGACACGTAGTCTATTTTCAGTTTCTTCATTCTTTTGTCTATCTATAACTTTGCTCGACAGTTTAGTACATTCTCTAAATGCACTACGCCAGGTGCTAAACTCGTCTGTATTAAATGCTGTAATGTTTGCAATTTCAGGCATTGCTTTAAATTTGTCACTAATACTTGTAGTCATGTCTGGTTTAGACAGATCCATGTCTACTGTTAGTTTGCGAGGGAATAACTTTGCGCCGCCATATCCATATACTAAATCATTAATAGGATTTTGACTGCGCCATACATGTACATGGTCTAACTGGTGATCGGGAACAATATGATCAAAGTTAAAGTTGTCCATAATTATTGCGTCAGCATCTACAATCCAAAACATCTTAGTAAAACATTTCTTTGCTGCTTTTATGTGGGCTTGATGTATTCCTTTAACACCATGCACACGCTTTGCCATAGGAAAGCGTTCTTTTAGTGCAGCGTAGTTAGCATCTGCACTAGGTTCATTGTAACTTATGAAGACTATATCATACATATCTTTATTATAACACCTTTTTAGTTAATTGTCTAGTGTTTCCGTAATGAATTACTTTACAATTTGCATTTATATAATTGCGCCACGGATCAACTACTACACTACCTTTAGGAATATTACAGTATAATTTATCTGCGCTATTCTTGCCAGTGTACTTGTATGTAGTACTTGCACTATGTGCTAGTAAAAATACACAAGGCTCTGTTGGATCATAATCGTCACCTGTTAGTGGATCTACATATACAGGTTCAAAGCCTTGCTCTTCACAGTAATGGCCAATTAGTAAACTGTAACTACCATCGCAATACTCTACGTTTGGCTTGTATGCTTTACCATGAATAACAATCTGCATATTATGTTCGTTTGCATGTTGCACTAGTTCTAATGCAATGTTCTTTGCTTGTATTTCTCTAGCATTCATGATGCTGTCAAATAAATCGTATCCTAAGCCAAGTTCGTTCGCCATATAGCGTAGTGCAATGTTATCACGTGGATGACATCCACCTCCATCGCCCATACCAGCTTTCATATACTGTGGACCCATAATACGCATCGTAGACTGCGCTAGAGCGTCTGTAACAACGTCTACGTTAATGTTACCCTGTTGCTGCGCTACATCCTGTATCATGTTTACAAGGCCTATTTTAGCACTAATAAACGTATTGTAAAATACTTTAATACACTCGCACTCGTCCCAAGTTCCTATTTCATAGCGTGGATTGTTTTCCATAATAGTTTTATAAAAGTCTACAAGTTCATTTGCATCGCCGGTAGCACTTCCATCCTCGGTTCCAATCATAACCATCTCTGGGTTTACCATATCCCATGCTACACTGCCCATTGCAATCAAGTAAGGATTGTATACAAAGCGTGTGTTAGGCACAAGGTCAACAAATTGCTTGCGTGTTGTGCCGGGCAATACTGTACTAATAAGTACAAGCAATTGATCTTGTGTCATGTGCTTGTTTGCTTCTGCTAATACATCCTTTACAATATCGTAATCGAAGTCTTTTGGATTCAAATGTGCAGTTGGTGCACTGCCATCATAGTCTGGATCGTGCGGAGTAGGCACTGCAACAAATACAATGTCTCTACCTTCTACTGTATCTTTAATTGTAGGCATTATTGTTACTTGATGACTAGTACGCTTTGCAACATCATAGCCCGTAACTTCGTGTCCTTTGCTTGCAATTGCTTCTGCACAGGGCATTCCTAATTTGCCCGTTCCTATAAATCCAATTTTCATGTAGATTCCTTAATGTTATTATATATCATAGTTGAAAGCAATTTATGTCCTATGTCACTAAGATGATATCGATCATTTGTTATGTGATTTTCACTTTTATCAAATATGTTAGAATAGTTAAAAAAGTTATTTTTATATTGAGGTAAAAATAATAAATCTTCTAAACCATATGCACCTAATTTTACAAAATATAAATTTTTTATTTTATATTCCTTTGCTAAACATTGAAACATCATATGATTATTAGCAAACTTTTCTTTTTCAAAGTCGTCATTAATAAAACGTTCGTATAATTTCATTAATTTTTTTTCAGATCCTTTAGCCCATGTATGTGACCCTGATTTAAATCTAATTATGTTACCATTAAATGCCGGATCTCTTAACCAATCATTTTCAACAATTGGTGACCAGAACTCATTTCTTTCTAATGTAGTATACTGTACTACTACTGTATCGTTAGCAGTTATATTGCCATTAAGTATATGCGTTGTTAGTACTCTCCACATGCGATAATTTGATCCGCATCCTGCTGCTTCGTGTACATATTCATAGTTTAATTGTTCGGCAAGGTATTCTCCCCATACTTTCTTAACATTGGTATAATCACTAACTGAACAACCTGCTACTATTAACTTAGACATGTCAATCACTTTCCATAAAATTATATAATATTGGTATTAGTTGTGATGTAATATTTCGTGTTACTGGTTTTTTAATTAATTGATAATTATGCAACAGCGATGGTAACATTTCTTTTAACATCTTGGACCAAACTGGCGCAGGAATATTTTGTAATCTATCAAACTCGCGTAATACTAGCCGAAGTCTTTGTATGTCATCTTCTTCGTTATCATAATCATGATTAATCCATTTATCAAACGTATGGAACCCATGTGTTTTTAAAACTTTTATGTTGTCCTTTGGTCCAGATTGTATAAACGGTTGTAACATAGCAAGAGGTTTTAATAGTTTTTCTGTTATAAATGGGTATCTTGCATTATCCGGAGTTGTTTCTGTAACTAGTTGGAAATATGAATTTAATCCATGGTCCCATCCCAAGCGGTTTGCTTGATTTTTTTGAAGATTTACTTTAATCTCTTTTATGTGCGGATATATGTCAGGGCCATTGACAAGTAAATCTACTTGGTCTTTTAGTTCAGGAAAATGCTCAGTCCAATGCCATCTCGGGCCATTAGCAAATGTTCCTAAACTATATAAACATTCCTTGTCATAATTGTTTTTTATAATATGTGATACAATCATTGTTCGTTGCGCACGAGGCAATCTATTATAACTTAACGACTTATATGTCAAAATGTTATTGTTTATGATATCTTTTATTTTTGTCGAAACATATTCAGCATGATCTTCTTCTTGGTTTTCTAATGCTAGGAATTTAAATAACTCAAATCCAGTAATACAATTATATCCCTTATTACGAGAGTCTTTTAGTGTTACATTGCCGTATGGTTCTATAGTTTCAGCACCTGTAATAAGTGTAATGTTTTTTGGAGGTGCATTTAATGCAATACATAACTTTTTAAAATCCATTTGAGAATTACGTTCAAGTTGGGTGCATTCAGTACCCCAATCAATTATCCAATGAACTAAGCCATTTTTACTATCATTCCACATACGTTCTGACATAGTAACGTTACTTAGAAGATTTACAGAAGACTGTCCCTGTGAATAAAATTTATAAATTGATTGATACTTATCTGTAACAAAATGATGATAATGATTTAAATATACAACATATTTTGTGTTAGGCTTAATTTTTTTAAGACTAACAAAATTAAAAAGACTATTATTATCTATATGTTTTTGCCAGTCTTTAACATATCTAAGATGATTAAGATTAGGTGAACTAGGAGGAATACCTAACAGTTTGTCAGGGCCCTTTCCATATTTTATTATGTTAAACATTGTTTCCATTCATGATATGCTTGTTCCATTTCTGGGAAAGTCTTTAGAAAGTTTGTTGCCCGACGCCTATCATGCTCGTCTACAAATATAACAAAGTCTGATCTATTTTTTCTTAGCGTTTCTTTGTCTAGGTGTTCTTCATTCATAATATCGTACAAACGCTTAAACTTATCAGCCTCCCATTGAAAGAATCCCATGTTTTCTTTGCCACGGACATTTCTATCTTCAAGGTTGTTGCGGATAAACTCTAATTGCGGTTTTACATATTTGTCGCGCCATTCAGGGTTAGCAATAAACATTGCTTGATGATTAGGATATCTCAAATAAGGAGTATCAAGTATTATCGGAATTGCTTTTCCAGCACCACCAAATTCTAATTTAAGATCTAATAAATCTTTTAACATTTTATCAAACGAGAATATACTTAACACGTTGTATGTACTCATACATGTAAATGTACAATTAGGCACTTCTTCTAATACCCTGCGTATGTTAGACAACCATTGATTATAATCTAAACCGTTGCGAATGTATTCTGCTTGGGCGCCGTATGCTTCTGCACTTGTAAATATTTTTAGTTTTTTAACTTTGCCTTCACTACCAATAATTTTCATCTTTTCAATAAACTTATTAAACACTGCATCAGGTACACACATGTTACTGTTAACAGAGAACTCAAGATCAGGCTTTGGATTTGCTATCAAGTCATCAAGAACACGGAATGTGTCTTTAGTGAGCAACGGCTCGCCGCCAGTAATCCTAAAGTGCTTTAAGTCTTTGCTTACATCAGGCCACCATTTCCAAAATGCTTCTACATAAGGATTATGTTCTCTGTTAGGTATTGGCATTGCATCAGTTTTTATTAACCAGTCTACATCATTAAATTTATTTGAAGTATTATAAGCACCGTGTTCTTTAATTTCTTCCATCCACTTAGAACTTACTTGTGGTGAACAATAACTGCATTTAAAATTACATACACTACTAAAACTAACTTCTAAATAACTTGGATTAACGTTGTCATCCCAACCTTTATCTACAATGTCTTGTATGTGTGGTTGTGCCCAAGGTTCAAAAGATTTATATGTTCTATCGCTTAGTTCATCAGAACCACTATCTTCAACTCTCCAACAGTAATCACATTCTTTAGGACGCTTGCCTTCAAGCATCAGTTTACGCTGTTGCTTTTTGAACTTAGTGTTGTGCAATGCACTAGGATTGTCTTTTAATTCTTCAAGAGGTATCTTATGTGACGTAGGATGATGGCAACTATGCGTGTGTCCATTATGTAAGTGTAAAGTAACTTGTTTCCATTTAGCCGTACAAAAAGTAGGACTTACAAGGTCTATGTTTTCTTGTTTCCAACTTTTAATATTGTGCATTATTCAATAGCCATAAATTTATTTGACATACGCATCGGGTTTTGATAAATTGTTTTAAAGAATTTACTTTGTTGTACATCTAACGGGGTTGAAGCAATAGGAATATCAAGTTCATTAATAAGCGTTTCGCCTAATCTCATAATTTCATAGGGCAGCATATCCTCAGTAATTTTACTGTATTCAGTTTCCCATAAGTTATTAAGATATTTAAAATCACGAACATTAACAAAATCCCAATCAGTACACATTGTTTTGTAAAGTCCTTCGCGGGCGCCATATATTGCCCATAGGCCGTTATTTGCATCTGCACCTACCATTAGCCAGATATAAAGACGGTGCAAGTTTTTCCAATGAAGAGTTTTAAATTCTTGTTTAGTAACTTTCATGCCGCGATCGAGTGCCATTTTAACACCTTCTCGAAATCCTGCTCTCCATGCTTGTTGCGGAGTATAATTATTATGAACATCACAATATGTGCCTTCCATTTGAATATACTTAATATCCCAACAGAAATCTACCTGTGCTGCTACATTATCCGGATCTGCATTTTCATGTGTACGCATGTTTAAAACATATTCTTTAGGCCAACATTTAAGGCCACCATTGCCGTATATTAATCCATTAATAGTATTTTTGCCTGCCCAACTTATCACACTGCTACTTAAATTTTCGTGCATATCTAAATTAATTTCTTGAGTTAAGAATTCTTCTTTAATTTGATTGTCACCGTCTACAGTAATAAAACGATCTGTTTCGCTTAATCTGGCACAGGCTTTATGTGCAGCATCCGATCCTTCTACGCCATGCACCCGTTTAGCCCAAGGAACTTTCTTCTTTAAATCTGCATAATTTTTTTCTGCGTTAGGTTCGTCGTAACTAAGATATATAATATCACAGTCGATTGGTTTAAATTTTGTCATGTACAACTCCGTGGGCGTAATTATTAAAATATTTGGCAGTATATATACCTATATCATCTGTGCTGTTCTCTATATCATACTTAAATTCTACAACAGCATTAGTTTCTATTACATCTTTTAAATTAAATTTTATACTTCTATAAAATATATTTGGATCATTTTTTGCTGTTATGCTAAAATAAATATTTTCATTTAGATTATAACCGTTATTAATTAAAAAATTCTTAGTTTCTGTATTCAATACTAGTTCCCATACGTTTTTTATTAAATTTTGTTTAATAACAGCATCGTAATTATTGGTATCAAAATCTAATTCAACAGGCAGTTTGTATGCCATAGTTTCTGATACCAATAATTTATTATTATTTTTTGCTTTTTTTAATTCTATTTGTTTTGTTTTAATATTAAAATAAATTAAAAAATCTTCAGTTTTGTTTTTTCCGGTGAGAATAGAATTAACATCTTTATTTAAAAGTTTTGTAACTTTATAATTTTCATCAGGAGATTCAGTTGAACTAATTTTATGAATTTTTCCAGTATCTTTACTATAATATACATATGATTCACTAGTTGCTTTTTCTACTTGAATTTTTTTAATTAAATCTTGTAACCTAGACATTTATTAGATTCCTATAACACTCTAATACTGGTATTTTTTTTAAAAAATCCTTTTCAGTATAATGTAAAATTCCTGTTTGCAAATAATTTCCTATTTTTAAGGTTCCGTCTTTAGAAATATACGTATTAACTTGGTCCTGCCAACTTGACGATGTATGCGTTTCATTCCATCCTTGACAACGAGCCTTCATATGTGTAAATGTAAAGAAATCTATATTATTATTTGTTATATCATTTTCGCAGCCCATTATACGTGCGGTGATAGCAGCGCATACATCGATGCTAGGATGTGCCGGTCTGCTAATTGCTGTTAAATGTTGTTCATAGAATGCTTCCCAATTGTTTAACACCATTTCCATCCAATGATAAAAATCCTGTGCAAATTCACATTTTTTAAAATAATGCAGTCCGCTAAACAGATTAGGTAAATTATTGTGTACAAATGTTTTTCTATAATAAAAAGTATTAGATTCTGTACCTCTATAATTTAGTACTTTACTTGTAAAAAACATTTTATACTTAGACAAAAAATCAAACCAAGAATCAATGTTTTGCAATACTAACATATCAGTATCCATTACAATTGTTTCTTTATAAGGACTACAATAATATAGTTTCCATCTGTTTTCAATTTTCCAATCTGAATTTTTTGCCTTATCTCCAAACGGAATAGGAATAATTTGATCAAATAAATCTACATATTCTTCCGGTACATTATCATCTGTAACTAAACTTATTGGTACTGTATTATGTATTTTTAAACTCATTGCTAAAAGGCATGCCTGATCTACATAATTGTCAACACTGTTATTTTGCGCAAGCACTATAATACCTTTACTCATTTGCAAATTCCTTGTCAATAATTCTTCCAAGACTAGCTTTATTCATTACATGAATAGTTTGATTTGCTGTCTTTAGAGCAGTGTATTCTCCTAAGTAATCTGTTTTTTCTACTAGGAACATCATTTCGTCGCCGTTTATTTGCCATAACACATCCTTATCAGTAGTATACAGCATATTACCTGGCAACTCAGATACAAAATTTCCAGTAGTAAATCCGTTCATAATGTGGGTTGCAATACTAAATGCAAAGTCATTTCTAAACAGTGACGAAGTTATTTGATAGACTCGCCTATAGTGCGTCCATTCATCTTCTATATGTTTTATAAGATCAAAGAATACCCTGTTTGTTTGTGTTTTTCTAAAAAACACAACAGTTGCCCAATAAAAGTCTACACTTGTATTGCTTATATTTTTAAATTCTAATTGGTTTCTAACGTTTGCAACATCGTATGACTTTTTATATAACATAAGGTTAGAATTAGAACTAAAACAAGATTTTAATAGATCATTAGATATAATATAATCAGTATCCATTAGTAATGTCTCGTTATATGGCGAAAGATCGTATACACTTGCACGATTGCTATTTTTAAAACTTGCAGTCTTTTTAGATATGCTACCGTCAAAGAAATAACGCATGTTACTTCCATCAGTATACTCTAACTTAATAACTTTATCAAAATCAGTGGTGCCAAAAGTATTAATTAAATAATCTACACTGTCTGTAGCCACAGATACAGGAACTCCTAAATGATGTTTTATACGCTTTGCAAGAAAAACTGCTTGTTTTACATAGTCAATGTAGTCATTATTTCGTGCAATTAAAAATACACCTTTACTCATAGTTAACTAATTTCTCTACACTTCTATTTTTTTGAAGTTTTAAATACTGTGAATGATAATTATTTGATGACAACATGTATACATTTACAATGTTATCGTAAAAGTCTGCTAAATTTTCAATTAAACAAGGAAAATTATTGTCATCTATTATAACAAGTTCATCTTGATCAGAAGAAATCATTATATTTACAAAAGTGATTAATTCACAAGTAACTGTAAACTGTGATCCGTTGTAAAAATATAATAAGTCATCTTGGTATTTTTCTGCTAACAATCTTTTTTGATTATTAAGTGTTACCATATAATTAGAAAAGTCTAGTGCTTTTTCTAAACGTTCATCCATAGTTAAACTCCTAGTTTATTACTACTAGTATATATTAGATTTTGTGTTTTGTCAAGCAGAGCCTGGTTAAGAAAGGGCTCTTATAATTGCGCCGACTGGATCGTCTTCTATAAGCACTGTTGCATATGTTGTTCCGGCAATAATAACTTCACCGTCAGGTGTTGCTGTTTGGACTGTACTATTAAATGTACCAAAAACAACTTCGTCTATTCCGTAACTAGGATCATTTGGCTGACCATCAGCAAATTCTACTTTAAATTTTATTTGAGAAGTTCCGTCTGATGTTGCAGAATTTTGGGCGTATATTCGATATTCGTTACGGGCATATGCTGCTCCGCCGGTTCTAGAATAAATTAATTGATAACCACTATTAAGATCATAATTGCCTATACTAGATCCTGTACCAACTACAGGACTTGCATTATTAATAGTTTCAGTAGCCTTAAAACTAATAGTTCCCATATCATTTAAGATACTTTGCCAATCAACTGTTTTAGCTTGACTTCCAGTATAATCTACTGATGCGCTGAGTCTAATTTGTCCGCCAGCATTAAAAAAGTGTCGTCGTTCTAATTCATTGGAAAACGTCATTGTAAAAATATGAGTGATTATACCATTCCAAGCAATATTTCCAGCTGCTGGGCGTGTGCTATTTGCCGAAGGAACATTTGTTAAACGTAAATTGCTAGAATCTACTAAAAATCTGTCAGTTTGAACGTCTGCTGCTAGCGTTTCTAAACCTAAGATATACGCTTCTTCGATTGTATCAGCTGTTGCCGGATTACTATCATAATCTCCAATTACAAAATCATCTATAGTTACGTTCGTAGCGCCAATTTGGTGCGCTCTACATCTTATAACGTCAATATATAAATCTTCATAATCTTGCGCAGTAACTTTATCTGCATTAGATGGTGGAGAAACAGTACGTGTTCCAGCTACATTATTTGTAGTAGTCGATTCGCCATAACCGAATGTAGGAGTAGATGCACCTGATTGACTCAGTACAAGATTTACATCATTTCTAAGATCATTATATCTACTGGCTAGTATTGTTGTTGGCATTTATCAATCTCTTTTTGTTGTCTATGTATTTATTTAAAAACAAATACAACATTTTATGTTTGATTATGCTAACGTTTGGCTGTTAAAATATGATGGAGCAGGAACTGTTACATCTCCTGATGCACGATAATGCTGTATTGCACTTTCTAATCTACCGTCAACATTATTGTCAATATTATTATCAACTACAACGTCATTGAATTCAATTCTAAAAATAATACGAGTGTCAATATCTGATCGTGCTTTAACAGTATAAATGTTGCCTGCATAAACTGCACTGTATGTTCCGCT